ATCTTTGGCCTGTTTGGCTTCCTGCCGCGCTTCATGCAACGCCGGGAGAGGGACAGTCCCCCTCTGCGGATCTGCGATCTGCTGAACAGGCGGCTCGACAGGAGTTGCGGGCGCCGCCAGCTCGCCTGCCACGGGGGCAAAGCGTCCTTTGTCGTCTCGCACCTGTCCGGGCTGCTGTTCTGCCGCGGGAATGGTCGGTTCGGGTGTCGTCGGCTCCTTTGCGGGAGCATCAGACAAAATCTCGTCCAGCACATCGTCGCCGATGGTCATTTCAGTGGTCTCCATGTCGTAGGATGACGTTCGCCCGGGGCACCCGGCGGCGGTGATCGACCTTCAAAAGATGTCGGCTCTTCTCGGCTCTTGCGCTTGGCCATGCGATCGCCCGTTATCCCCGGCGACGGGAAAGCACCGATGTGATTGGGGCGCCGTATCGTGGCGCTGACGGGAAGTCTTATGCGTCAGCTGCTATCTGGGCCTGGGCATAGATGGCGTCGAACACCGTCTGGTCGACGGCCCCGGCGCGCAACGCTGCCTTGGCGGTACGCTGATAGTTGTTGTTGGTCGCCTGAAAGCCCTGCCCGCCGAAATTGGCTTTCGTCAGCGCCGGATAGGTGGCGGCCGTGTCGGCGGTGTTGGCCGAGCCGGAGACCTTGCGGGCCTGGATGAAATTGTCGCCAGCGGCAAAGGCGATCGTTTGCAGGCCCGTCGCCCAGGTGCCCAGGCTGATGCTGCCCTGCGACACGCCGCCTGCAAACATTTCGAGCACGAGGTTGCCGCCGCTGCCATAGAGCGAGACCGAATTGCTGGCCGATCCGTCGTTGACCTCGAACACGCGCGCGCCGGCGACATAGGGCGCGATGATGTTGCCGGACCAGATACCGGCGAGCCCTGTGCCGAGGCGGCCGGTGAGGTCTGCGAGCGGCTGATTGCCGGCAATCGTGGCGGCGGTGCTGGTGGTGACGATCGGCGGCACGGGATAGGTGCCGACCTCGGCTTCACCCTGCCAGAAATAGACGCCAGACGTGCCATCCGGCGTCCATGTGCCCGTCGGGGCGCCGGTCGTGTAGGAGGCTGGCAGCACCCCATAAGTCATCACGTGCGAGGCCGCGGTGCCGGTGTAGTTCATGCTGATGCGATAGAAGCCGTTGGCCACGGCAACGATGGATGCGCCGGAACCGCCGGAGCCCTGATCGAGGACGGAACCTGCACCCGTGAGGTCGAAGGCGGCATAGGAGCCGGTGATCCCCGATTCGCGAATATAGACTTTGGTGTAGCCGTTTGGCTTCGCATAGATGTCGGGCGCGAAGGTGGCGACGCTGGCGGTGAAGGTCTGGTTGATGCGGTGCACGCCGGTTGTGGTGTTGGGCGTGAACAGGTCGGCAGTCGACGTGCCATCGGGCGCGGTGGCTGCGTCGGCAGAGACCGCGCCGTTGCTCTTGGTCCAGGTTGCATTGTCGATTGTTTGCGAACGGGTCAGTGAGTTGGTGCGCGTCGGCACCGTCTGCAGGCCGACGTCGGACCGGCAGAGTACATTTGCCGTTTTCGGCAGATAGAGCCCGGTGCTGTCCTGCACATAGATCGTGCCGGCGTGCGTGTCGGTTGGGATCGGCGCACTAAACGTGAAGTTGCGCGCGAAATCCCAACCCAGATCAAAGCCGGCCATCCACAGAGGGCGCCCGTTCCGCATCCTCGCGGCGCCCATCCGGCCAAAACCCCTGCCCATCACTCCGAACGGAAGCGGCATGGTCAGGTGTTCGCCACCGCGGCGACCTTATGGCCGGGCGTCACCGCGAAATACTCCGTCTGGTCGGCGGCGAGGCGCTTGCTCGAGGTCGTCGCGGTCGGGTCGGCCCCGAACAGGATCGAGCAGATCGAATCCGTATGGATGCGGACGAACTTGGTTTTGGCGCCGAAGGCCGAAGACTGCGTGGTCGTGGTGTAGGTGACCGGCGTCTGTTCCGTACCGGGCTCAGCGCCAACCGGCACGCCGCCGGGCATGATTGCCGCCTCGGAATATTCGGTGATGTAGAGCTTTCCCATCGTTCAGACCTTTCAGAAGCCGGGGGGCTGTGCCATCTGCGAGCTGCGCGCCGCGAGGTCGATCATCTTGCCGCGCTCTGCCATCGTCGCCATGCGTTCCTTGTGCGCCATGTCGGCAGCACTGGCGGCAACATCGATCATCTGCGATTGCCGATCCGCTTGAGCGCTGGCGCCCATGTCCTGCGTCTCGGCAACGATCTTGGCCGTTTCGGCCTGCGTCTTCTCGTTGCCCAGTTGCTTGGCCTGAAGATCGAGTTGAATGGCGGCCTGCTGCATCGGGTTCGGCGGCGCCGCGGCCTGCTGGCGCGACTTGTCGATGATGTCCTGGGCCTTCTTCTTGACGCTGCCCTGGAGCGGCGACAGCTCGATCAGCAACTCGGGCGGGACCATGCCGCCGCCGCGCGCCATCGTCGTCAGCGTGTCGTAGGCGTCCATCTGCATGTTGATGGTGTCCGGTCCCTCGTCCATGATGATGTCGACATCGAGGGCGCCGAGCCTGTTGATGATCGCCGGCATACCGGTGCGCGGGTCGACCCCGATCTGATTGACGCCAAGGAACTGCGCCAGATTGTCGTCGTCGGTGACGCGGATCCAGCGCTCGGCTGTCCAGAACACCCGGACTGCGTTCCAGATCGCCCGATAGATGCGGAGCTTGAAGCCCTTATAGGCCAGCGTGAACGGGCCAAGTTCGGCAACGCCGGCCTGCTGCTGCATGGCCATGGCACGGCCCGACATCTGATTGACGCCCTGCCCGATCAGCGCCGGGTTGATGGCGTAATTCTCGATCTCGTTCTTGGCCTCCTGGAGGAAGCCCAGTTGCGCATTGAGTTCCTGCGCCTTGGCGTTGTCGTCAAAGCTCGGCATTTCGGCGCCGGGCGGCACCACGATCACGCCATCGGGCTTGTTGGCCTCGGAACGAATCTTCTCGATATCCAGCCCATTGCCGTCGCGAACAATCACCCGGCGCGTTGCCGAGGTCCACAGCGCCTTCGACCGGCGAGCATTGATCTCGTCCTGCGTCGACTTCAGGTTGCGGTGGAAGCCATAGCGATCGCCGTCATGGTCGACAAAGGCCGAGAAGGCGATGAATTTGCAGAACGTCTTTCCCTTCTCATCGACATAGGGCGAAACGCCCGACGCCAGGATGAGGCTCCCGGTATAGACCGCCCAATGCCATTTGCCGCCCTTGATCAGCCAATGGTCGATGACGCGAACGCGCTTGCGGCCGTTGCTCGTGTCCGTCCATTTCGTGTCGCTGTCGGGGTTCGATGTCAGTTCGGTATTGGTGTCGACCGACGCAGTGATGTCTTCAGCCTTGTCGGGAAACTGCTCAATCAGCGCGTCGAGATCGGCCCACTTGCCGACGCCCATGAAACGCGCATCGGAGAAGTCGGCTTTGGTCGATCGCGGGTCGTAGAAGAACGATGCCGGCTCGATCAACTCCATGCCGATTTCATTGTCCCCATTGTCGCCAGGAACGATCGTCAGTTCGATGCCGGCGATGCCATCCACGGCGCCATTGAGGCCGCACACGGGGCTCTTTTCTGCCCAGCGCTGCTCATCGAGCACATAGCGAACAACCGCTGTCGCAATCTCCGCGCCCTCTTCGTGCTTGGGCGTGCGCGGATAAGCGCGGGGGTCGTTGCGCTGGCGCTCCATGTACCCGACGATGGCGTTGATCTTGCGCGCTTCGCGGTTGTAGGTGACGACCGGCTGCTTGCGGCGGTTCAGAACCTTGATCTGGGCGTCGGTGTACTGCGCGCCGTGGAAATAGCGGCGAGCGTCCTGCTGCTCCTTGATCTCCTCGGGCTTGGATTCGAGGTAGCTCAGGTAATCTTTCTTGAGCGCGTCGACGGACAGATCAGCCGACATGGCCTGCGGGGCACTGCCGCCGGAAGCGGATGCCGCCGATCCAACGCTGTAACCGGAATCAACCATCAGATCGTCATCCAATCCTCAGCGCGCGCCACATCATTGCGGGCCGTGTAGCCAGACTTGTTCGCATCCGACGGGGCCGGCTTCTCCGGCGGGTTCTTGAACATCTTGTCGATGAGCTGGCCAACGAGCCCAAGCGCGTCGACCTGGTCGTCATGCCGGCCAGTCGGGAATGTCAGCAGTTCCGCCCGGAACGCCTCGAACCATGGGGCATTAGCTGGCACATAGAGCCCGTCCAGGGCCATGCGACCGCGGATCGATTGCGCCCGGATCGCCTTGTCGCCACGGGTCGGGAAGACCTCACGCGCCACGTAGGCTTTGCGCGCTCGCATCCGCTGCGTCAGGAACGGCCCGACGCCCGCCTTGATCTGTCCCGTTTCCTCTGCCCAGCCGATCGGTTTCCACTGCAGCACGAGGTCGCAGAACGATTCGACCCACTGATCAGACGAGGCTTGCTTGCGCCACAGATCGAGCAGCCACAGCCGCCCCTCTGCGTCGATGCCGACAACGACGTGCACGGTGTAGTCGCCGCCGTCGCCGGTCACCGCGTAGTCACTGGCGCCATAGACCTGCAGCGTCGACCGGGCAGGTGCTTTCTCGTATGGCCGCAGCCAATCGGCCTGGAACAGATCGCCAGCCTCAGGCGCCGGGCGCTGCTGGAACAGCGAGGCCCACGTCCTCGGCTTGCTCTCGAACTGCGCCCAATGTTGAGCCGTGAACCATTCCGGCCAGAGATATTCGCCGATCTGCCGTCCAAGCGGGTCGTCTGCCCGTTCCGCCTTGGCAGGAAGGCAGATCACTTCCCAGTCCTGCCCGTCGCGGCAGCGGATCAATCCGCTCTCTCCGGCATAGCCGACCGGCAGCAATGCGCCGGCCAAATCATCCTCATGCCAGCGTGTCTGGCAGAGCAGCACCGAGCCGCCGGGCTTGAGACGGGTCAGAATGTCGTCTTGGTAGGCCTCGAGCGTCCGGCGCCGGGTGATCTCGGATTCGGCTTCCAGCCGGCCTTTGATCGGATCGTCAATGGGGATGAAGTCTGCACGGTTGCCGGTGATCCCCGAGAGGATGCCGCCGCCCATGTATTCCGAACCATTCGCAAGCGCCCATTCATCAGCCGCCGCGCTGTCCCCGCTGATCGACGTTGAGAACAGCGCCTCGTAAGCACGCTGCCTGACGATTGATCGCGTCCGGCGCCCGAACTTGCGCGCTAGATCCGACCCGTACGAAACCCCAATGACCTTGAAGTCTGGCCACCTGCCCATGGCCCAGGTCGGCGCCACGACAGAGGCGTAAGTCGTCTTCGCGCTGCCCGGAGGCATGAACAGCATGGTTCGGCCATTGGGCCGTTCTATGCAGCGCTGCGTTGCCTCAAGCGCCAGCACGTGATGCGCAGCCAGTGCCGTCTGCACCGGCTTGTAGGTCTCTTGGTCGTCGCTGTCGTTGTCCGCTGTCTGCCCGCGTGGGGCACCGGGAACTTCGATATAGCGGGCGAACTCTACGAGACTAGTGCGGGCGCGACGACGGCGCAGAAGTTCCCGCGCTGCTTCCTGCTGCGATGGCTGCAAGCTCGTCATCCGTCATGTCTGAGACACTGTGCGTGATGCCGATGCCGCCCTTGTGCTCGATGGCAGACAGCTTCGGGTGAACGTAGGGAGCGGCGGACTTGGCTGCGTCGAGGCGCACATCTGCGGGCATACCGCTGTCCCGCATCACACCCAGCATGTAGTCGAGTGGGGTTTGCCCGCTTTGCGCAACGGCGTTGGCACGAGCAGATGACGCCTTGTTCGGCGTGCCCTTTTTCCGGCCGCCAGTTTTGGCAATGCCCTTCGGCCGCCCAACCATTTCTATCTGATTTCCAGTTTAGAATTTCGGGCGCAAAGCCCAATCGTGGCGATCGGCTGACCCGTCGCCGTGGACCCGGAGGCAGTCTGCAATGCAGCCCCTACGCGGAACGATCCACTGTCTCTGTTCAGCGCAATAGGTAAGCTGATTTGCTTCATGCGGCAAGCTCCTCGATCTGACCGGATTCGAGTTCCACAGCTGTTTCGCGCCCGAGCAGGTCAATGGCGACGCGGAGCCGATCGAGCGAATGCACCGCTTCGACCTTGGCGCTGAACCCGCGGAACGGCCCGTCTGTGACCCGCACTCGCTTATCCCGCAGTCGCTTGCGCATGGCCTGGAGAGTGTTCTTGACGGTCTCGCCGCGGTGCCTGCGCGCCTGGTCGGTGTCATCGAAGGCCATGTCGGCTTGGGCGGCACGAAGCTCGAGCACGTCCTTGGTCGGCACCGGGACGGGCGCCATCGGGAAGCCGGGCAGCACATCGGCCACGCCGTCGCAGGACCGGATGGTAGCGAACTGCGATGCCTCGGCGAACACGAACAGATAGCGCGGGAAGTGGCAGAGCGTGGTCACGATCGTAACGCGGCGCCGACGGTTGAAGCGCTCGATCCGATATTCGGGCAAATAGGCCTCAAGTCCAGCGTCCTGCAGATCCTCGAGAGCCCTGCGCTCGAATTTCGCCCTGGTCTTGACTGCGTACCACTTTGCCATTTGCCCCTATGCCCCTTAGTGAAGTGCGGTGGTAATCTGCGATGCGGCCTGCGGGCTTGCCCTCGCCTTGATGTTCGCAACGGCCTTAGCAACGATGGGCGCGGGCCATGATTTCTTGGTCATGTAGGACTTGACGGTTTCCCCGCTTACGGCCTCGCATTCTCGAAAAAGCTCTTCTTGGGAGCGGAAGACCTGCACAGGTTCCTCAGTCGGGTCATCGCGCACATGCGCGCCTTCTTTCTTATTAGTTCTAGTAGTAGATAGCTTGAGCCGAGCTTGAGCTAGACCGTTGTTTTTCTTGACGTTGGCGCGAATTTCAGCGGATTTAATTCCACCTTTCGAGCCGTTTTCGGCCATTTCTCGCGCGATTTTTCTGCCGATCTCGATCTCTTCCTCGGCTCGATGATTGGTCAGGAAGCCGTCAACGACCTGGATTTTGCCCAGCGCGATAAGACGATCACGGATGGCGTTCCACTTCCGAACCGAGCAGTTGCAGACGCCAGCGATGTAGCGCGGCTCGTCAGGCACAGGCCCGCCCCGCACGTACATCAAATCAAGCACGAGGCTATAGGCGCCCTTCTCTTCGAGGGTGAGCCCGACCGTGCCAGCAATGAAGTTGTCGGGGTAGCGCCGATACCAAGGGAGCGTCATTCGCGCCCCGCAAGCTTCTCAGCATGGCGCCGGCATCCCCAGATCACGGTCGAGTGGTCGCGGTTCCCCATGCGCTTGCCGATCTCCACATAGGACAAGCCGCACTCATGCCGGATGCGATAGAAGATTTCGGCGCGCGCGGCGACGACGTGCTTTTCGCGGAAGTCCGACATGAGGTCGAGGACTGGTATGCGCTCCCGCTCGGCAACCTCGATGACGATCTGCTTCCACAGCGGGACGGGTGGAGGCATCATTTCCGGGCCGCCTTCCCATGCGTAGTGGGCTTCGACCGTCACCATCGGAAGCGGCCTGCTGGCGAGCACTGATGCGCCCTTGAGCTTCGCAGCTGCCTTCATAGCCATCACTGAGCGGCGCTTGGCAGCTTGCGCGCGCTGCTTCTCAGATGGCGCCAGCGGCTTCTTTGGTTCTGGGGCTTCAGGGATCGCCAAACGGTCAACGCGGGCCTCTGGCATGGTTCCCATGAGGCGCGCGCGCACCGCGGAATAGTGTGATGACTGGCCGGCAAGCGTTGCGAGGTTCATTTGCCCTTACTCTTGAGGATGTCGACGACGTGATCGGTGTAGATCCGCAACTCACGATCTGCGGTGGCGCGGTCTTTGAGCGAGAGCTTGGCCCATGCCTTGCCCAGCGCATCGGTGATTTCGGAGAGGGTGAAGGTGGGCTGGGTCATCGGGTGGCCTTCTCCCAAACGCGAGACGGAAAATGGTCGATGGGGCGCCGTGCAGCATCGCGAATAGCCGCAAGCTCCTTCATACGAATGACTTCGGGGTCAAAGGACAGCGAGCGCGTGAGGTTCAGATGCGCTGTCGTCTT